CGACAATATAATGGAAAGAAGGTGATTTTATGCCAATGGATAGAGATAGACACGAGGAAATTCTAAATGAATTGTTGAATCCAGAAATTGAAACATCCACACGTACACAATTATTACAAGAGTTGAGAGTGGACTATGGTTCTGTATTGACCGATTTTGACACTATTGGAAAAACAAATGAAAAATTGCAAGCCGATAATTCTGATCTAATTGTTTCCAATAGTAAGTTGTTCCGTCAAATCGGGATTTCCGGTACAGAAAAAGAAGAAGAAGTTGAGAAAAAAGAATTCAGTGAAACCGTCACACTAGAATCACTAGGAAGCTAAACAACAATAATAGAAGGGATGATTTAATTTGGCTAGAATTACAATTAAAGATGTAAATACCGCACTAGGTTTAACGAATACTTATGACATTGTCAATGCTATTCGTAATAGTGCAAGCGATAATTTCCAAAGATATGTTCCACTTGCTCACACAAATAACGTGAATGAGGTTGGACAAGGTATCCTAATCAATCAATCACTACAAAATGAGTTCATCACAAGTTTAGTAGAACGTATTGGTTTGGTTGTCATTAAACACGTTTCATTAAATAACCCTCTAAAGAAATTCAAAAAGGGTATGATGCCACAAGGAAGAACCATCGAAGAAATTTTTGTGGATATTACCAAAGAAAAACGGTATGACCCAGACGATGCAGAAGAAACAGTGTTCAAACGTGAAATTCCAAATGTTAAAACATTGTTCCATGAACGTAACCGTCAAGGATACTATGACCAAACGATTCAAGATTCTTCTTTACAATCAGCGTTTGTTTCATGGGCTAATTTTGAAAACTTCTTATCGCGTATTATTTCAGCGATTTACAACAGTGCAGAAGTGGATGAATACCGCTACATGATGTTGCTTGCTGATAACTATTATTCTAAAGGATTGTTTACAGTTGTAAAAGTAAACAAACCCGATTCAGAAACAACAGCAAGAGAGTTCATCAAAGCTGTACGTGCAACAGCTACAAAAATGACCCTTCCATTCGGTTCAAGAGATTACAACGCACTCGCTGTTCATACAAGAACAGATATGAATGACCTTCATTTATTGATTAGTGCCGACCTTGAAGCGATTGTTGATGTGGATGTGTTGGCTAAAGCATTCAACATGGACAAGTCTACATTCCTTGGTCACGTAACGGTCATTGATGGTTTTGCTAGTGAAGGGTTAGAGGCGATTCTAGTAGATAGAGAGTGGTATATGGTTTATGACACTCTACAAAAAATGGAATCCATTCGTAACCCTAAAGGATTGTATTGGAATTACTTCTACCATGTGTGGCAAGTATTATCTGTATCACGTTTTGCCAATGCGGTTGCTTTTGTATCGGGAGATATTGCACCTGTTACACAAGTCATTGTTGATCCTGTTATTCTATCCATTAAACAAGGTAGAAAACATAAATTAAATGCGTTTGTTCGTGCGAATGATGGAAATAAATATGATGTGGTTTGGGATGTTGTGGCTACTGGAACAACAACTAAACAAGCTGGAACATCTATCAATAGTGAAGGTGTTTTGACGATTGCAGAAGATCAATTAGGAGAATTGAAAGTAACCGCCACTGTATCATACATGGATGGTGAAGAAACAAAAGATGTTGTTGGTGAATCCATCGTAACGGTTGCACCTAGCATATAAAGGAGGGTACACAGCATATGGCTACTGTACCATTAAGTGGAACGAACATTAGACTTTTGTCTAGTGTTCCTTTCTCTAATGACTATAAACACACTAGATGGTTCGATAATAAATCTAGTCAAACAAGCTATTTTAATAGCAAAACGATTGTACATTCAATGCAACAAGCAAACTTCCAACGTATTGAAGGCTACAATTATATAAGAGTTGATAAAAGTATTGATGAATTGTGGGGAACAAATTACTTAATGTTCCAAAACGCTCATTATAATACTAAATGGTTTTATGCTTTTGTGGCCAAGTTGGAATATGTGCAACGTGGTTTAACCCATGTTCATTTCCAAATTGATGTATTCCAGACTTGGAAATTCGATATGAATTTCAAACCCTCTTTTGTCATAAGGGAACATTGTAAATTATGGAATGATGATGGTTCGCCTGTTTTAAATACAGTAGATGAAGGGATTCATTATGGCACAGAATATGACAATATATTCTTCCAAAATTACACTGTTAATGATAAATGGAAATGGTTAGTGATTGTCACCAAAGCACCACTAGAAACATCATCAACACAAAATGAACCATCATTATCAGGTTATCCCCAAACATTAATTTATTATTGTGTGCCATTCAGTTATGAAAACGATCAAGCAATTATTCAAGTGGATGGGGAATCTGATGTAACTGAAAGTGTAATCAAGTTATTTGAAACGTTGTATGATAGTCAAGATGCTACCAACAATATTGTTAGTTTATATGTTACTGAACATACTGGATTAGAATATTCAAGGGGTGGAGGTGGCGAATCATCCGACTATTTTATCTTCAATAATCGTAGAGGACAAAATGTTGATATTGTGAATGTGGGTAATTCCCCTGTTTTAAGGGTGTATCAAGCCTATCAGTTTCATTCCAAAACAATTAATGTTTTAGATGATAAATACAAACACTTCAACGAGGTAAAGGAAAGTAAATTGCTAATGTACCCATATACGGTTACGATTTTGGATGATATGAGGGGCAATCGAATTGAATTAAAGAATGAATTTATTAACAGTAAATATTTGAAGTTGAATGTGAGAGGTAGTTTGGGTGTAGACAATAAAGTTTCCTATGGTGTAGAAGAATATAACGCTGTTTATGGTGTAGCACCAGAAAAGATAACAGATGAACATGGTTTAATCAGTAATGATCCTAATTCTATACCTGTTTTAACAGATTATCTGGTTGCCTATTTACAAGGGAATCGAAACAGCATTCTTAACCAACAGAAATCAATCGTGTGGAATGGAATGAATAATGCGTTTGGTTCGGTTGTTGGTGGCGTATCAAGCGGAATGAATAAAAATTTTCTTGGTGTAGCTCAATCGGGGTTAAGTACCGTACAAGGTTTAGGGAATACAAACTTACAACTTGAAGGTATTCAAGCTAAAATGAAAGACATAGGTAACATCCCTCCCCAAGTGTCCAATATGGGTGGAGATAATTCTTATAATTTTGGGAATAGATTAGATGGGATTTTCGTTATCCAAAAACAAGTTAAACCAGAGTACATTAAAAAGTTGCAAGATTATTTTAATATGTTTGGTTACAAATTAAATGAAGTAAAAGTACCCAACTTTCACACTAGGCAAAATTGGAATTATATTCAAACCGCATCATGTGTGATCACAGGAAACTTTAATAATGAAGATTTACAAGAGTTAAAAAATGTATTTGATAGCGGTATCACCTTATGGCATACCGATGATGTAGGAAACTATGCTCTGGATAATGAGGTGATATAAGTGAGTAGAAACCGAAATAAAAATGGATATAAAAATGTAAATGAAATTCAAAGAAATAGGGGTAATAGTTGGTACAATCACTATTATCAATATTTAACATCCCTTGCCTATCAATTATTTGAATGGGAAAACCTACCCGATAGTGTTGATCCTAGATATTTGGAAATGAGTTTACATTTGTTCGGTTATGTAGGATTCTACAAAGACCCTAAAATGGGATACATTGCTACACAAGGTGCATTTTCGGGAACAGTTGACCATTATTTATTACCAGACCGTTTCCATGCAAGTAGTCCAGCCTATCAAAATACATTCAAGTTATATAATTATCGTGATATGAAAGAGAAGAAAATGGGTGTAGCAATCTTTAATAATGACTATCGTTTTTCTTCTATTCCTTCATTAGAAATGTTTGCCAAAGATTTAGCAGAATTGAAAGAAATTATCAGTGTGAATCAGAATGCACAGAAAACACCTGTTTTATTGTTAGCAAATGACAACACGAAATATAGCATCATGCAAGCCTATAATCAGTATGAAGGAAATTCCCCTGTCATTATTGCAAATGATCAGATAGACCCTAACTTCTTTAAAGTATTGAAAACAGATGCCCCTTATGTTGTTGATAGATTGAATCAACAAAAGAATGCGGTATGGAATGAAGTTATGACCTATCTTGGTATTAAAAATGCAAACCAAGAAAAGAAGGAAAGAATGATCACAGCGGAAGCCGAAAGCAACAATGAACAAATTGATGCAAGTGGAAGCATCTTCTTAAAATCAAGGCAAGAAGCCTGTAAAAAAATCAATGAATTATATGATTTGAATATGAAGGTTAGGTTTAGGAATGAAATTGTTCAAGAGTTTGAAAAGAATGTGAAAGATAATAACAATGTTCCAGAACGTGTTTCAAATGAACCACTTAAAATTGAAAGTGGTGGTACTGATGGCTAGTTATACCATGCAATTAAGAGAATATATTGAACATTGGTCGCAAGATGATGAATATTTGTCTAGTCGGGAACGAATCAAAAATGGGCAAAAGAAACTATTCGATTTTGATTACCCTATTTTTGATGAAGATTATAGGAATGTATTTGAAACCAACTTCATTCGTAAATTCTATATGAGGGAAATTGGCTTTGAAACAGAGGGACTATTCAAGTTTCAACTAGAATCATGGTTATTGATCAATATGCCTTACTTCAATAAACTATTTGAAAGTGAATTAATAAAATACAATCCTCTTGAAAATAGTATGACAGAAAAACACCATGAAAAGACGAATGAAAAAGATCAGACCGATAATAGAGAAATTAGTCAAACGTCAAATAC